TTTTCTAGTTTTAATAAGTGTGTTTTCATATTTTTTCTACTTTATATTTATTATCAATATACCATTGTAGCTTGTCAGGAAGTTCATCAGGATAATTTTCATCTTGTAGGCATCCATTGTGGTCAAGGTAACAATACCACCAAAAACCACCTTCTTTTTCTACGCTATCCTCTAGCCATACCTTGTGTGTTGTTTTCATATTTTAGGTTTTATTTCTTCAATTTTAAACATTCCAATTGCTTCGTTGAAACTGTGACCGTTTCTAAGAATTTGTTTTTTCATTATTTCGGTTCTTAATTTATTCAGTAAAAAATCCATACTTCTTAAAGATTGAAATTCAATTTCGATAGTTAGTTTTTTCATAATGCTTGTATTTCTTGTTTAACTTTGTTCCAATACTGCTTAAATGGATTAGGAAACATAATATTGTCCATTGCTTGAATTACCTCATCAACTGCAATCAATGCGCATCCTTTTGCTTTATAAATATCGTTAACATATCCATCTAATTCATCCCATTCTTGAGTGTGTTCAATAAACCTACTAACCAGCTCCTTTGCTTTCTCTTTCGGTGTCATATTATTTGTTTATTAGTTACTTCATTAAACCCCCTCAATTCGTGATAAATCAGGCTTCGGGGGTTATTTATTTCGTGAACAAATATATATCGGTAATTCCGATTATTTACAATAATTGTGATGAACGGTAAAATAGCTTTATGAACGGTAAACGCATAAAAAAACCCTACATTTCTGCAGGGCTTCAACTAACTAAACAATATGGAAAACAAATATACAATTAATCTTTGAAATCTTCAAATTGTCGTTTACTTCGTGTTACGAAACCAATAAACGCTTTTAAAATATCTTTGCCCGTGACAGATTCATAACTTTCATTTATCGACTTCAATTCAGTTACCACGCAAAAGAACGTAAACATTTTTGTTAATACTAAATCAACTGCTATAAATTGCCCTAAAATATCGCTTATAACGAACTTTTCTAAACAGAATATAAATACTATTGCACCACTATATAATAAGCTCTTAGAAATCGTGTGTGAAAGTCTATGCGAACGGATTTTATTTCCTTTCTTCCAACTTCGCCAAATTCCGAAACAAGTGTCTAAAATGATTGAAACAACCGCGATTAATACAAGTGGTTTTATAGGTGTTAATATCGAGAAAAAAGATAGTAGTAAAAGTGTTGTTTTAGTTTTCATTAGTGTTATTTATTTTTATGTAATTTCTTAAGCACATTAGCAACCTTCCGTCTTGTAGGATAAAGGATGTTGAATTCTCCAGTGTTTTTATATGCCATTAGATATAAAATGTTTTGGTTTCAAAATTATAATAAACATCCTTTTCATCAGGATTTTCAAGTGTGCAAATTTGCTCAATTGCAGTTTGACCTTCCAAAACATTATTGTCAAATTTAGCGAATAAAACCAAACCAGAAACTGAATCTACTATTGTGTACATAATTTTAAAAATTAGAAATTTCAACGGATTCAACTCTTACACTATCAGAAACACTATTACATTGAACGGTAAAAATTAAATATAAAGGACTTCCTGTTGGAATAGCAGAATTAAGTCTTGCTAATGTTTGATTCACGTCATCACTTGGACTATTAACGGTTCCATTCATTCCGATAATATTACCACTTATTATATCAAATCCATTCCTTGCTATTCGTGTATAGTTAGATGCTGTGTTAAAGCTGCCAATAGTTCCTAATAATACTGCTGTTCCTCCAATGTTATTATTTACGCCACTAAGATAAACACGAGTAGTAAATTGTAAATTTGTTCCAGAAGTTCTAAATGTACTTGCTCTAAATTTCAATGTATTAGGTACAGAAGGCAAAGCAATAGATTTACTAATTGTCTGAGTTGTTCCAATTGATGAGGCTCCATTTGTTTGGTCTAAAATATTACTACCACCTGTACTAGTACTACCATCAGCCATTAAGAATTGAGTAGATGTTCCACCAGTCTTTACCAATGTAGTAGCTTCTAATGTTCCAATTATTGTAGCCGCGTTCCCACTACCTGATGTCTTATTAACTTTCAGTCCTTCATTGTTGCCACCCTTAGTGATAAGCAAGCCTATTCCAGAACCACTTGCATGATTAGCTGTAAGAGTGTCTGTGCTACCATTGTGAGAGAATGTACCTTTACCAGCATCTAAATGAAACGTGCCTAAGTCAACATTAGCAGTTGCACCCGTGTAAGGAACTAAACCGCTTAAATCTTGGTCGCCCGTATTCGTATTGCTTGTGTTTTGAATTACTGTTAATTCAGCATCCGTCACGTAGCGTGCATCAACTGAATCAGTAACTTCCGCAGTTGTGTAAGTCGGTTTTGGTATATTTACGTTTATTGCCATATTACATTTATTGTTTCAGTTCCCAAAGTAGGAACGAATACGCTAGGTTCTACATTTCCGTCAACGGTTAAAATTACTTCCGTATCTGGCAACACAAAATTAACGCTTGTTATTTCTAAATAAGTATCGTCACTATTTGTTATTTCAATCGGTTCGCCACCGCCCTCACAAGTGTACGTGCCACCTGCTAAAATTTGTACCGTTTCATCACCGTCAGTAATCGTTACGTTCGGACAACCTGAAACAAAACCCGTATCACAAACGGTCATTTCCGACATCATTATTACATCAAACGACATCGCCCAACCTGCTAGTTTGTTTTCAAACCTATCCGTAAACGGTTCCAAAGTTGGCGACCCGTCAATCATAATATAATCGGGGTTTAAATCGCCACGTGTCATTATTTCATAAACACGATTTAACAGTTGCAACATTGTATTCATAATTGACGGCTCAACATCGTAATTTTCTTTTCCGTCTAAAATATCCATCGCTAAAATAGTAACGCTGAACCGTTGCAACTTACCTTCAATAGTTGCTGAATTTATAATAATATGCGCTAACGGAAAAATCGTTTGTTTCGCTAAATCAATATCCGAAATCTGACCGTCCGTAACCGTATTAATTAAATTCGTAGCTAGTAACTGCGCCTTTAAAGTATCTATTATTTTAAAGTAACTCATTTTTTCGGCTTTTCAGTTTCTTGTTCTATTTGTTGAAGGAAAACTAGTAATTTTTCAATATTCTTTTTTGACCGTTTCTTCATAATACCCAATTAGTAAAATTAGTATTTGAATTTGGATAAATATCTCCGTTTGAATTGCTATTGTATTCAGGAAATAAAGATTGATTAAAACACATATAATCTACAAATCGAGTGCTGTAATGGTTTGCCGTTTGCGTTTGTTTGTCAATCAATAACGACAATTCTAAACGGTCTATATTTTCGCTACTTTCTGCGCTGTGTTTGTAAACCCCTTTATTTCCAATTGTGTACGCTGAATAAGGTAAATACTCCACCATCGCCCAATGAATAAGCATCGGTTTTATATACGTGTTAACAAGTGTTAAATAGTTACCGCCCAAAGTATTCGCAATAATATCCGCTTTTATTTTTTCTAATAAATCCGTTCCTAAATAACTTTGAATATGCAAATCCTGCGCAATTTTAATATACTGAATAAATTTATCGGGGTCAACGTTTCCGTTTAATGAAGTGAACTTAACAACATCGTCCCTCGTTATAATTAGTGCTTCTGCCATTTCGTATTATTTAGGTAAAAATCCCTTATTAGGCATATCAATTGGTCGAACCGCTACTAAATTCGGGTTACGAACTCTATAACCTGCTTTTTCTGCCTTGTTAGTTGAAATCGTTTTCGCTTTAGGACTCAACGGGTCGATACCACTTTTTTCATCAAAAGCTATAAACGTTTTCCGCATCCATTTATGGTGGCACGCTCCACCGCCTTTATACAACCATATAGAATAAGTATCCGCCCCTTTTGGTCCCCAACCTGCATTAACGGGTAAAACCCCCATTCTTATAATATCTTCTTTGCGATACAATTTACTTGCACCTATCATTTTTCGGCAAAACTGACGTGAATTATCTTTCAATCCACCTTCATAAGAATAACGAACCATAAATTTAATTCCGTCAACTTTTGCATCTTGTTCACTTTTCGCTCTTGGGTTTGCTGTTCCAGTTGAAACGAAATTATAAACTTGACTTAATAAGCTCGGTTTTTTATTATTTAAAGCTTCAATTTCGGCATCTTCTAAATCGTCATTTTCGTAATCAACTTCGTAGCTATCAATCAACACCCAATTGTCTGGCATATCTTCGCCTTTATCAATTAACGCTTGAGCGACTTTATCATCTTCGTTTTCCTGAGCGCTTAATTCCGTTCCCGTTTCTTCTTGCTTTTCTTCGTTTGTAGTAACATTTTCTAAATCCGTAAACTCCAAAGGTTGTAACGTCTTAAAGAATAGTTTAGCGCTGTTTCCATTGTAGTTTAGTATTTGTTCTAATCCGTCCAACAAAAGTTGCTGTAACGGTCTAATAACCATATTATCGAACAATACAAACGCATTCTTTAATTCATCTGCATTACTGCCGAATCCATTTGCCGAACCTAAACCCAAAAGCAAACCGCTTGTAATCGAGTGAGAAACCATTATTTTCTTTTCGCATTCAGTTGCTAGAAATTGATAGTGTTCGGGTGCATCGTTCAAAGGTATATCGTCAATTGTAGTAGCCGTTTCTTTGTTATTATTAAAAGCTACAATAACCGATTCGCCTTTCGATCCAGTTAGTTTGCTTTTAACTTGCGACTGTAATAAATTTTGTACTTCAATATCGGGAACGCCATTATTAAAATTTACGACTTTTGTTCCACTGAAACGCTTTTGAACTGTATTAATAAGGTAGTCGCTTACTTCTTCTTCAAGTAACGCGTACGCCGTTCCTGCCACGTAATCGGGCGTTGAAAAATACTTCATTCCAACCGAATAAGGTTTAACGCAAAGTATTTCTATTTTATCCTTAGAACTTCCAAAAGCTGAATATCTTTTCGGTGGAAATTTTTTAATATCCTCCCAATTATCAGAATAATAATAACCGTTAATTTGTCCGTATTCATCGCATTTTTCCATCGCCACTAAATTCATATCCATATGAAACGCCTTTAGTATTTTTTTATGGTCATCTGAATAGTGGACTTGAATAACGCATTGCCCCAAAGTTTTTAAATCAAAGCATAATTTCCGCAAACAGTTCTTATTAAATATCGCCATTACTTGAGCGTATTCGTTCGGTTTACGGCTTGCATCAATTACCCCTAATCCTTTCCCATACATTAATCGAGTAACGTTGTTAATGATACTCATATTTGTAGCGCTTTTTCGATAGCGGTCAATAAGAAATTGAAAGTACGACTGGTTATCGCCAAAAGTTACCCATTCTTTTTGCTTGGATTCTATAATTTGCGGTGCTTCGTATTGCGCCAAATTTATTACGTCTATATTCATAGCATTACAAAATCATTATTACTTGAATGTTCCGTTGTTTGCAACCCTGCCTTATAACACCAAACTCGTTCACTGCCTAAAAAAACAGTAAGATTGTAAAGTTGAACAATATAAAACCGCCCCGCAGTTAAATTATAAACCGCTTCAATTCCTACGTAATAACCAAAGTCATTAATTATCGGTGCGCTTATTGTTTCGCTCGTTCCTGCTTCTTCATCAATTACAATTATTTCAGTAATCGTTGCCGAACGTGGTACGCATTTAATTTCTTGAGCTGAACCGCTTACTTGTAAAACATTCATATATTATAAACTATAAAACCCGAATTCTGT